ACCCGGTAATCCCCAAAGGGAACATTTCCGACAGCTATGTCAAAATATCCATCTGGATAATCTGTACGTTCGAACCCCGTATTCTCAATATTTACTTCTGGATAAAGATAACCAGCTATCTTTGCACTCATCTGGTCTAACTCCACACCATATAACGTAGACTTGTTCATGCTTTCTGGAAGAAGTCCGAAGAAATTCCCTGTCCCACAGGATGGTTCTAATATCCGTCCCTTTGTAAATCCCAGGCCTGCCAATACCTGATACATGGCTTTAATGAGAACCGGCTGTGTATAATGGGCATTTAAAACAGACCCTACTGCCGAACGGTATTCTTCCGGAGTCAGTGCCGTCTGTATCCTCTCCCTTTCTTCCTGCCACTGTGGTTTCTTCTCATCAAAAACATCTGCGATCCCGCCCCATCCAACGTAATCTGCTAGTATGTTCTGTTCCTCTTTTGTTGCCTGCCGTTGTTCCTTTTCTAACTGTTTTACCGTTTCGATCGCAAGGATATTCTTCCAGCATTTTTCCCGGATTGTCCCTGTTTCCAATTCCCCTTTTAAAATATGATAGTTCTGGCTGTTCTCTTCTGAAGCAGGAGTGACAGCAACCGTCTCTGCATCGAGGATCTCTTCCTGGACTTCTGTAGCAGTGATCTTATCTTGTCTTATTTCCGCGGCCCAGTCCATGATCTCATCATAGGAGATCTGCCTGATCTCTTCCGCATGATCTTTTATATATTCTTTTGCTTCCCCGATACTATGAAAGAGCATCTCTTCTGAAGGATACGGCTCTACCCCGTTCTTTCCTTTTTTCAGTAAACGGTATGCCGGCTGTCTGTTTCCCTCTGGGTCTACTGTTGTAACAAAAGACACCGCAGCATCCTCATAATCTTCACTGCTTTCGATCGCTGCCTCCATCTTTCTGGGTATTTCCTGCTGTTCTTCTATCCAGGCATCCACTTCTTCTTTGTTTCGGCAGAACTTTGTATTTCCAGAGTAAGAAAAGCCTTCCTCCGTCCGGGTCAGTTCGTGTACACTGAATGGATAATCAAACCGTCCCGTATCAACGATCTCGTATCTTCTATCCTGTAAGACTCCCGGTTCTTTTTTTTCTAGGAATTCCTCCGCCTGTTTTTCTTCTTCCGGTGAAAGTCCCAGATGTTCTTCAAGATATGGAATAAATACTTTTTTATCCCTTGTAAGCTGTGCTATCGTTTCCTCAAGCATACCATCTTCTGCCCAATGCTTTCTGTACAGGCAGTCTGGGGAAAGGCAGTACGCATAGTATTCCCGGATATGTTCCAAAAGTGACTTTCCTTCACTTCCAATATCATATCTCCCCCGGAAAGAATACTCCTCCCCGTCAATGACTGCGTATACGGAAAAGGCTGTTTT